TATGAAACAAAAACAACCTGAAAAAGTATCCGAAGCTAACATTGAAAAAATGTCATTGTACGAGCTTTGTCGTTGGTCAGCGCTCGAAGAAGCCATAAACCTTATTGGCGATAAATGCGAAGAGCGGGGTGTTGACTTTGAAAAGGTTCAATTAAACCCTTTAGATATTATGACCTATGTTGATAGTCAGACTGATAAAATTTATGAAAAAGTTAATACAACTATTGAAACTACCTAATAACCCAGTCTTAGTAATTGTAGCCCTGTCCTTACTCTTCACCGGGGTAGTATCTGGTGTTGTAGGTCTAGGAGGTTATCTTCTTGGATCAAACTTCTGGGGTTGGTTCATTCTAGCTTTTGGTATTCAATTTATAGCCTTTGCCGTCGTTAACACAATCCTACAAAGGAAAGATATTATTGAAGGAGCTAAGATTGTTAATGAACAATTAGAAGCCCTCTCAAAATTTACCATTCAACTGAGCTGTGCTTATTGCAAACAGGCTAACGCCGTCCCTATCACTTTAAACCAAGAGAATAGATTTCAGTGCGGTTCCTGTAATCAGGTAAATGCTGTTAAGATGCAATTCTTTGCCGCCCAAGTTACCACACCACTCAATAAGGTAGTGATGCCAGTTGGCGAGAATGAGAGTATAGAGTTTAAAACCTCTCTTAGTTAATTAATCCAAAAGCTATCGAGATCCTTTGTAAGGTCGCGAATAAGTCCCATAGCAGTATTGATCTTATACTGCATCTTACCTAACTGCTTAAGTCTGGGCTCGGTTAGAGATGTAGCATTATTGCGCTTGACAATCTCAATACGTTTGCGGATCTTATCCATTTCAAAGTAAACATCGGCTAGCTGCTCTTCTATATTCTCTAAAGGGAAGGGTAATACCTTTTTGGGCACCGGGTTAAACCCACCTGGACCTATTACATCTTCGTACATATAATAGTATTTATCTATAATTCGGTTAAATACTATATATGTCCGCAGACTTTAAAAAATATTTTTACCTCCTTGAAAAGGTTGAGCAAAAACAGCTCGACAGAACTGTAGAATATCTTCAGAAGAAAAAGAAGATACTTCTCATTTCTACTTCCAATAGACCAGAATCGTTAAAGGAAGAAGAAATGCCTAAATCAATGATGCTAGCAAAATATATACAGTCTAAGCTCTCTGATAGAACTTTGCTTATAGATGCCGCACATTTAAACATCTATGACTGCACTGGGCACGTCTCATTTAAGAACAATGATTGCGGGGTCAAAGCCGCGCTTCTCAAAGATAAAGACAAGAATCCCTCTGGATGCCTTCGCTGCTGGACTTCGTTTCATATGAAAGATGACGAGCTTTGGAAAATAGTTAAAGAACTACTTGAGTCTGATGCTGTTATCTTTTTTGGTGCTGTAAGATGGGGACAAATGAATGCCGTGTATCAACGTCTCATTGAACGACTTTGCTGGCTAGAAAGTAGACATACAACTCTGGGAGAAGATAATATTATTAAAGATATTGATGCCGGTATTATTCTTACAGGTCAAAACTGGAATGGTGAAAACGTGTTAAATATTCAGAAGCAAGTACTTAAGTTCTATGGATTTAAAGTACCCGAACAGCTTAGCTGGAATTGGCAATTTACCAAAGATAAGTACGATGAATCTCTCAAGTCTTATAAAGCTTCCTTTAAGGGCTTTGAAAAGGACTTTGATTTAAAATAAATATTAATGTATGAAACGGCTCACCAAAAAAGACGTTCAAAACGTCTACAACAGATGCCTCTCTTTGGTGAGACGGAAGCCGGCTGAATTCTTTATTTTTAAGAAGCTAAAGATCTGCGGGTGGTGCCTCTATGACGAAGATGCAGTTGTTATCGATCATAGAAAAGATATGCTTAGAACGGCCTATCACGAACTTGTTCACTATCTTTACCCGGATTGGTCGGAGTCACAAGTCATCTATGCTGAATCAAGAATTGTAAATGGTGTATCAATTTTAGACAACGCCCGGTTCCTAAAAATGCTTTCAATTAAAACTTACGAATGTGCCCTAATTAAAGAACGTCGAGCTCGTCGTAAAAAGAAGAAGTACAAAAATGAAGCTCGAAATAATAGACGCAGAGGATAAGGGTGATAAAATAGTTCTTAAAATGAACTATGATTGGGAGTTTGCAGCAGCTGTTGCAAACATCTTCGGTATTAATTATGCTTCAGAAGAAGAGATAGAAGAATTTATAATGATGGTCTTAGAAAATATGACCGAAGAAGACTTCTTAAAGCTGGGATATAAGATCGACGAGTGATTGACCGCGACTAAAACTACCCTTCCATTTGTCCATCTCTTTAACAAACGAGTAGAATTCAGCCTCTTGGCACATCTCTTCAAACTTCTTCATGTCAGCCTTAATGAATTGCTGCTTTTCGTATTGTTCTTTGTAGAGCTCGACCTCGCCATCTTCTTTGTGATAAGAACCATAAAGATTGGTCAGAATTAAATTCTTGTCAAACTTCTGTTTATCTTCCTCAGATAGCTTGGCAATAATTCCTTCGTAGCCTTCTTTACAAAGCTTAGCTGACCTTTGTACTCCGTAACCTTGAATACCTTCGACATTATCGGATTTATCCCCCAAAAGAGCTTTGTAATGGTTATATTCGTTAATCTCAACCCCGACCTCTTCAACAAAGTTCTGAAGTGTAATAAGCTTCTTCTTGATTGGGTTATAGTAATGGGTATTGTCATCAACAAGTTGAAGTAAATCTTTGTCAACAGAAATGATAACCGATGTAGTTAGCTTCTCTCTTACAAGCCAGGAAATAATATCGTCAGCTTCTAATACTCCCGGGTAGATCTGTTTAACCCCGAGTACTGTTAACCATTTAGAAAGTTCGTCATGTTGCTCATGAATCTGTCGGGCCTTATCATCATCTCTATTCTGTTTATAGGTTTCGGGTGCTAATTCTTTTCGAAAATTAGTAGAAGGATATTTTAATTTTTTGTCCCACGTCACCCAAGTGTTGTTAGGCTTAAACTTCTCTTGTAAAGCCTTCACAGACTTTAAGAACATATAAATAGGTCCCGTCCAAATACCTTTGGAATTGATCAACTGTTGACGGGTCTCGGCTACCCAATACGTGCGCCAGAGCATATTGGATCCGTCTATTACAATATTATTCATGCCATTAGTATAGAGGCATTAAAAGTTAAGTCAAGTGTTGATTTCATTTAGTTTGTTAGTATTATAGTTGTATGGCTACAAAAGAAGAACTCATAAAACTGTTAAAACAGCGCGTGGTAACTATTAAATTTAAGAAAAAAGACGATACCATCCGTAAAATGGTTTGCACCTTATCTGAAGATTACCTTCCGGAACCTGAAGAAGTAATTGAAGGCCAAGAAAAGAAATCCAAGAAAGAAAATCCTAATACCCTTCCCGTATGGGATTTAGAAAAACTAGCCTGGAGATCATTTAGAGTTGACTCCGTGGTGGAATATGAATCCAACTTTTAATAATTAGAATATTATGGCAGAACCACAAATATATAAAGTAACCCCAGAACAAGTCGGGGGTAAAGACATTATGCAGTTCTTAAGAGAAGAAATCTCAAAGAACTTTAACGGGGCTTATGAAATTGTTAATGAACAGACAATGAATAGGCTTGTCTCGTATTCAAAGACACCTCGTCGTATTGTCTCCTTTTTAGTTGAAGCTGGTGGTCAGCAGCATTCTATCTTCTTTGATACTACTGATTGCTCGGCTGCTTCTAATATTAACTGGCTTGGTCACTAATGGCTAACGAGTTCATTCGTGCGGCGACGGCAACTTTAAAAGAGGTTGCTAGTACTATGCAAGAACGTGGCGGTCAGTATTCTGATTCCTGGGGTGAAGATGCTATTTGGCTTCTAACAAAAGCACTTGTAAAGAAGTATACAGATAAAGATTTATCAGAAGAGGAATTAGCTTGTATTGGTTTAGCTGTCTTTATTGATCAAAAGTACTCTCGCTTCATCGGAGGCTACAAACACGATACAGCGCTTGACTTAGTTCCTTATTTAGCTGCTTTAGTTGAGAAGGTTAAATAGCACTTAGCGCAAATAAAGGTAAATACCGATCAACACCGTTAACAACTACTCGAATAAAGGTATTGGTTGATGACATTGCTTGTGTTGTAGTTTCACTTGTAAGAGTTATAGTGCTTAAAGAAACTGTTTGAATATTAAGTGCTGATGTTGTAATGGTACCTGTAGTTGAAAGATTACCAACAACTGTTAAAGCATTATCTATAGAATCAGTTCCTATACCAACACTGCCAGGGATAAAAACGCCCCCGGAGGCGTTAACCATATACTGTCCTGATCTTGTGGTAGAAACGTTTTCAGTGAGTGTTCCAAGCTCTCCATCAGACCAGGCGTAAGTATAGTTCTGAGCTGCTGTTGCCCTAAAACCAGCAGCATGGCTATCATCTCCAAAAGCTACAGTACTAGCACCTTCTGCATGACTGTCGTAACCAATAGCTTGGGTGTCAAAGCCTTCTGCATGACTTGAATCTCCAGATGCTGTTGTACCGTCTCCTTCTGCATGAGCTGCGTAATCAGAAGCTACTGTGCCTTCTCCTTCTGCATGGCTATAATCGCCAATAGCTTTACCAGACCCTTCTGCAAAACTATAATCTCCTGTAGCAGATCCTTGGTTAAAAGATGTTCTAAGATTGTTACCAGAAATGTTCCCAGTAACAGTTAATCCCCCTCTTATATTAGAACTTTTAAGTAAATCTAGATTCATCTTTCAATATTTAAGGTTCAATTAAAACTTGTTTATCCCCGTGATTAAAATCAGCTTTAATACCTAATTGCAAAAATTCTTGTTTAGTAGGTACCTTTCTTGCTGTAGTCCAGAAGTCATAGTCAGATGTCTTTACATATCTATCATATTGTTCTGAAAGCTGTTGAGCCTCTTCTTCAGTTCTCCAATACCCTTTAACTCTTGAACCGGTTGCATATACTTTAAAAGTCTGTCCGTAATTCTGTTCTAAAATTAAATTATAAATTTGTAAATAAACATTCTTAGTATCTTCGTCAAATTCAGAAAAATTATTAATAATAGGCTTCTGAGGTAAGGGTACAGAATCTAATTTAAAAATAGATCTCCAATTAGAACCATACATCTGTTCTAATTCTTTTGGTGTATAATTTTTACCTACTTGTATCATGGTGTATAGTTATTCCAAACACTGACATAATCGCTTCCTTGATATCCAAATAAAGAAATTTGATCTAATATTCTATAAGGCGGCTCTACATAAAATCTATAATATTGAGGATTAATCATACCACCTGCATTTTGAATAACCGTTTCTTTAAAAGTTAAATCAAATGTCTCAGCTGTATTCAAGCGTAGTATAAAACGGTCTGAGTAACCAGGTGCAACTGAATTAATCCCAGATGTAGCCGACATTCGAGTATATAAACTATATTGTTCAAATATACCATTAATAAAATCTACGTAATTTGCAGGTTGTAGCCCGTAACCGTCATCTCTGTAAACAATTGTTGCACTATTTACTGTTACAAAAGTACCTGTTTGACTTTTAGGAATTGGTTTATTGTTAATAGTGCCACCTATAAGCTCAAAAGTAAACTCTCCACCGCTTAGTTCGGCATATGTCCATTTATCAATACCATAATTGTTAGCAGCATAATATGTACCATATATCCACTTACTATAATTTGTCTGATAAACGAAATCAGCAGAAGTAGGAATATAAGAAGTAGTGTTACTATAAGCTGTATTCCAGTTTGCCGAATTAGTTTGTACAATTGTTGTAATTGCAGGATCTCCTCCGCCTCCGGTGCCACCACCACCGCCTCCTCCGCCCGAACCACTCCCGAGCCCGGCTCCAAATACTAAAACCTTATAAGCTGACGGTGAAGGCACAAAATCAAAAAATACATTTATAGAAGATAATGTATCTATTTGTACAAGAGGGTAGACAAGTGTATTGTTAGAAGCATCAAAGACTTGGGTTTGAACACTTATAGTAGAAAGATTATGAATAACGGTGAATGAATCATTAACACTATCTCCAATATATTCACTATATGAAGCAACACCACCCCCTCCTGCTACAGTGCCGTTTAGGGTACCAGTAACTGTCATGTCCCCGGCAATATAAACACCACAAGGAGCATTAATATAAAACTGACCTTCACAGGTTGTAGAAACAGGTATAGTAACTGTCGGATCACCGGACCAAATAAATGTATCATTGTGAGCGGCAATAGCACAGACACCCATTGCTATTGAGCTTGAACCTTCTGCGTGTACAGTTTGACCGGCTGCAAAAGAAGTCTGACCTGTTGCACGAGATTCATTGCCTTGGGCATGACTAGCAGGACCAGAAGCAATAGTGTCCCGGCCTTCAGCGTGAGCCTGGGCACCAGAAGCTATAGAGCGGACACCTTCAGCGTGACTGTGATTGCCTTCAGCTCTTGTAAAATATCCTTCAGCATGGGCGTTTGTGGCTCCTGCAAAACAGCTATCCCCTTCTGCATGACTGTTATCACCAGAAGCTGTAGTATCTAAGCCTTCAGCATGGGACCGATTACCAGTAGCATTTGTGTTTCTACCTTCAGCATGAGAGTCATTACCACTAGCATAGGTACCATCTCCTTCGGTATGGGCTTCTGCACCAACTGCTTGGGTGTTAAGACCTTCAGCGTGAGAGTTATTACCAGTGGCATCGGTACCGGTACCTTCAGCATGAGAAGCTTGACCGGAAGCAATTGTACTTGACCCCTCGGCATTAGCATTTGTGTTGGTGGCTTGAGTAGAAGTACCAGACGCTTTAGATGTAGTGCCAGAAGCTAGTGAACTACTTCCAAAAGCTACACTATTAGAAGCCGTGGCTCTTGTATTATTACCAGCAGCAAAAGCTCTTTGACCAAAAGCTCTACCATTACCAATTGCAAAGCTTAAATTGCCGGTAGCTGAACCTGAGTTAAATGAAGTTGTCGGGTTGTTAAGACCGGATATTGAACCAGCTAAAGTTATTAAACCTGACGAAAATATAGTTACTCTTGTTGTACTATTTGATTCTAGTTTTAATGAATAAGGATCATTGGTGCCTATTAAAATATCAGCTCCTTTTAGATTACCGCCATCTAAAATAAAAATATCAAAGAGATTAGTATTAGCCGATAAAATTTGTCCTTTAACATCTATTGAACACAATGTAATAGCATTAGAAGCTAAGAAGGCTGTAAGCTGAGATGGTGAAAAAGTTTCAGCAGACAAATATCTCCAAAGATCAGATTGAGCTGATAGAGTTCCAGATATAGATCCCCAAAGGCTGCGAGTATCATTTGACCAAATAGCAGAATTAGACTGAATGAGACTATAAGCCTGGGACCACTCCTGAGAGGTCTTATAATCCCGGGTACTAATTAAACCTGTGAATGTAGAATCTTGTAAAAACGGAACACGCATTAATAGTATTTATGCGTAACAATCTTGGCAGATAAAGGTAAATAAACAATATAGGGCGCACAGTAAAATTCAAACCCCGAAGGGCGTGAAATAAAATTCTTTCCCCGAAGGGTGGGAAATAAAATGTGCACCCAATATTATTTACTTGTGGTTTGTTGAGTATGTCATATATGAAATTTGGGACCCTGCTGTTCCTCTGCTTATAGGTAAAGGTGGGACGGAATTGTCCGTATATTTAGGTTGTACTTTTAAATAAGCAGGCGGTCCAAAAAGTTTAGGGTATTTAGAAGTAGTATCTGGGTTAGGTATAGCAAATTTGAATTCATAATAAGTGCCAAAATATTTATTTCTGTAGCCACCCATTCTTGGGGAACGAAAATTATAACTATTACCGTCCCAAACAAAAGGAAATTCACTAGCTGAAACTTGCAAACCTGTTGTAGCACTTTTATAAAATTCCAGAGGGTTAAAAGCTGTTAGAGGCACTTGCTGATATGGAGCAGGTAAGCTACCACCCGAAGTAAATGAAAATTCCGTGTGAAATACTTTGCCGTTAGGATTGCCAGCATATAAAGGCTGACCAGAATTAGCCGGCCATCTTGTAGTGTCAGCAGGGTGGGTGTACCCGGAGGTATATTTAACGTCAATCCAACTACCATTGAGCCAGTTTTTACTTTTAGGTCGTCTATAAACAAACACCCAGACTTCAGTCTGTGGTGAAAGCCAAGTAGATGTTAGTGTTGGAGCATACGATACATAAAGGCTAGGTAAAATTTCTGTGTATATACTTCTTCTCCATTTAAGAACAGGTGCAGGGATATGTATACCCGTTGTAGGTATTGATGTTGTGGTGCCTCCGCCTGTAACATCCCCTGATAACAATACATTAAAGGTTCCAAAATTACTATTTGTGGAAAGAATCTTTTTGTTAAAAATGTCTACGGATAAAGGCATGCTATTTAGTATTTATAAGCACACTTCTTCTTCTAAATTGAAAGTTAATAATTTTTCTAATAAATTAGTACCAGTTCGAGGTAAGCCAAATATCTTTATTATATTGTTCATGGTAGTTTTGATGCAATTAATTTGACTTTTTCTTGTATATTAGATCTATTTTTAGCTGCTAATAAATGCGTATATTTTTGAATTTTTGTTTGTTCTTCCGTTGGCCAATATTTAAATAAAAATTGACACGGTATATTATAATACTGACAACAAACAGGAAGAGTATACTGTTCTATAATACAAGTCTTATTCCAATGATTTTCAAAAACATCAGTTTTGTATAAAAAAAGTTTATTTTGTTCATTTAGTGCTATATCAAGAGCTTCTTGAGCGTATTTGTTAATGAATTCTAAATTACATCCTCCAAATATACCCATGTTAATCCCATCTCTGGGCTTGGGATTTACTTTACCTATGAGCCCGGGATTAGGACAATGGTTTAAAAATTTTTCTAATTCATACCATTTGTATGAATTATTTTCTTTTGATTGTGCGAACACATCAGCTAATCGAAGCCTTTGTGGTAAATCATCCCATAAAAAAGCATCATAGTCTATATGAATAAAAGGATCTCCTTTTTTACAAATATGTTTAAATGCGAATAGTTTGTTAATACTCCATACACTATTATACTCTTTACTTATATTATCAAAAATAACCTCTATGGAGTTAAAATTAAATTGTTTAAATCTTTCTGAATTTTTAGAATCCGTTAAAAAATGAACTTCTTTAAAATGTTTTTTAGCTAAATAAGAAGATATTTTTTGCATATAAAATAATTGCTGATCTTCCCCAAACCCTCCTCTCCACCCACCTTGCCAAAATGAAAAATAAGCTTTCATAATCAATTTAAATTGTTCAATAAAGTTCTAATAGTTCAATTCCGATACCGCCCCCGTCCCCTCCACCATAATAATATGGCGGAGCTGATGGATTCTTTGATATAGATGAAAAATTAATGACAAAAGCTCCGACGTTTTGAAGTAAAATTCTAGTTGTATATCCTGAAAAAGAATATATTGTATTTTCATCTCCGAGCTCGGCAAAGATTGTATTTTCAGGAAATGTATGAGAAATATAATTGTTATGATTTGCAGATAGATAAACGTTTATAGATTTACCTAAAGGAAAGTTTGAATAGGTGAAAGTAATAGAATCTGTAACATTTACTACAAAAGTGTCGTATTCTTCAATGTTTAAATTAATTGTTGAAGACGTTTGAAGATATTGAACAGTACTAACGACACTAACGTTTTGCCAAGTTCCATCACCTCTTAAAAACTTTTGTTCATCTCCAGACAAAGCCTGAGGAACAAAGCCAGACCTAGACTCCTGGGCACCAGAGACTCCTTGGAATGTAGATGAGATGTAATATTTGTTTAGATCAATCATGGCACAAGGGGGTTATTAGGCTTCCATTTGTTGGTTTGCAAAATTTCAAGCATTTGTGAATGGGTGTAAGGACCTTTTCTGCTTTTTATATTTTGAAGACTAGAGGGTAAATCGTCATCAGGTGTGCTATCCCACTTTACAAACGTTTTGGTGCCATCAACAGACTTCAAAACTGTATCCGGAGATGTTTCTAAAACTTCATTAAAATTAACTGCAGAGAGTTCAGAAACATTAAGAATTATAAACTGTCTATTTTCAAATGTATTCATATATTAGCATAGTTTTCAATTTGTTGTATTTCTTGAGACGTTAATTCTTTATTATAGATTAATATCTCTACTATTTGACCGGATATTATTTCACCGGGAGTACCTCGACCCCCTATAACAATATTGGTAAGTTGAGGTAGGTTATTCATTGTTCCATACGACACGCCGTAGGAGGTAACCCCGTTAATACGAATAAAATTAGAGTTAGGTATGCCATTATGCACAATTGTTTGAATATGATAGTTAGCAAGACTGCTTGAAGAGGCGGCAGTGGGACCAAATATTTGTTTATTTTCAGTATAGAAATAGGATCGATCTTCGTTTACGTTTTTAAACACATAACATAAATCTCCAGAAGTTGAATTTAAATAGCCTTTTTGTGCTGTTGTGGTAGGATTATTATACCTACCAATTATAACAAAAGTACGAGGTGTGCCATTACCAATTGGGGTCGGGAATGTAAAGGTGAAATAACTATTTGTGCCATCAAATGAAACGGCATTGCGGCCATTCAACTGATTTGTTAATAGGGTTGGACTATTAAAACCTGTAGCAACTACACCATTCTGTTGATCTGTCCAAGAGGTGATAGAACCTCCAGATTCACCAATACCGTTGTCAGCATTAAATCTAACAAGAAGACCGTCTGTTGGAATTGCAGGAACAGGATTAGCAAAAGGAGCTGTCTGAGGAACAAAGTTTGAAGTATATCTTGCAACTCCTTTAGTGATTCTTAGTTCATCGATGTAACCATAATAATAATTTGCAGGAGATTCAACTGTCTTGCCAATTATTAAATAAGGCTTATCTATAGTAACACTACTAGTAAATGTACTGCCGCTTTGAGTACCGTTTAAATAAATTTTAAAATCATTACCTGTCCTTACTAAAGCTACATGTGTCCATTGATTTGGTGTTAGTGCGCTTGTAACTATATCGCTTTCGCCACCTATAAGCAAATGCAAAGTTTGATCAGCTTTTAAAAACATTGTCACTGCACCACCAATACTACCTGATTGTGGTCTTGTGTCAAAAAATACATGGTAAGCATTATCCATTTGAGTTGGATATAACCACATTTCCACTGTAAAGTCTGCCGTACCAAAAGCATAGCCGTTGCTTTGCAGTGCTACTATATAGTCAGTATTATTTGTACTAAAATAAGCTGCACCACTTCCAAACTTCTTAACACTTGTATCTATTTGTGCATTTCCAAAAGCTGTTAAAGTAAAATTGTTTGTAGAAGAGTCTGTAAAAGTTTGTGATCCAGATAATCCATCCATATGAAGTAATAAAGAAACATTTGATACATATTGGTCTGAAGGATCGGATAATTGTTGTTGAGGTGGTGTAAAGTTTGAAGTATATCGGGCAATACCTTTGGTGATTCTGACATCATCAATATAGCCATTAAAGCTTCTATTAGCAGGATCAAACCAACCCGCACCAACTATAACGGGGCCTCCTGTTTGTATAGTAGAATTGTTACTACTGTTCGTATCTTCAAGAACACCGTTAACAAATATTCTATAAACATTACTTGATCTTGTTAATGCTACATGATACCAAGTATTTGTTGTAAAACTTGTTGTAGTTGTTACAATGGGGCCAAGACCCGGTGCACCATAAAATCTTAAAGCTGTGCCGGTCCATTCTAATGTCCAGACGTTATCAGTAGTTGTACCGGGTGCACCCTTTGAAACAACCGCCTTCGGTGGGCTAATATTTGTAGGATAAATCCAGGACTCAATAGTGAAATCCTCTGAACCGAATTCAAAATTATTATTTTCCGGAACTTGAATATAATCTCCAGTTCCATTAAAACTACCAGAACCACCCCCGTACTTAAATGTAGTAGTATTTAACTGAGCATTTCCAAATGCTGTTAATTCGAAATTATTTGTTGATGAATCAGTTAAAAAAGCCATTGTTAGTATTTAGGGATTAAAGTGAAGTAGTAAAGCTACATAGTCTGAATATGGATCTGTAGGTAATATTAGTTCAGTAGCCGTTACTGATACAAAAGCTGTCCCGGTTCCTACACTATTTACACCAGACAATGTAATATTGTAAGTGCCTGCTGAAGTATATGTGAAGGTTGTAATTTGGGTAGAACTATCAAATGCCTCATCTCCAGATAAGTCCCAATACCAGGCACTAATTGGTGAAGCAATCGGGTTAAGATTATTAATACCGGTTAAGTTAACTGTGAACGGAACTGTACCAGACAGACTATTAATACCAATGGATACACTTGGCGGTAAGATGTTTGCTGCAGTAACTGTAATAGTCTCAATGTCTATACCTGAACTATTAGCCCCGGTTAATGATATTGTATAAACACCCGGCGCACTATAGGTAACAGTAGTAATACGAGAACTACTATCAACAGTTCCGTCATTATAGAAGTCCCAGTTCCAACTACTAATAGGTGAAGCAATAGGATTGAGATTGTTGATACCGGTCAAGTTAACAGTGAGGGGTATATAGCTAGAAAGTACTGTTAAGTTAGTAAGGACGGAAACGTCAGGTGGTAGGATATTAACAGCTGTTACAGTGATAGAAGCTGTTCCAACACCAACATCATTAATACCAGATACAGTTACAGTATAAGCACCCGGTACGTCATATGTACAAGTTGTATTTTGTGTATAACTATCCGGGCTACTATCCCCAGATAAATCCCACTGCCAGGAATTTACTGGGCCTATATTTGCTGGCAGATTGGTTATACCCGAGAAATTAGCTGTAAACGGTATATAACCGGATAAGTTATCAACGAGTATTGATACAATTGGTGGTATAAACGAAGGTACATCGTGTACCGGCATAGGTACAATTCTCCAGCCAATATTATTACTCGTATAAACTAATTTTATTAAACCATATCTTACATTACATTTTAAGGTGTCAAATAACTGTTCTATTTTGTTACCGTTATTGTTGATATATAAGTTGTTTAAAGACCACTTACCGGCAATATCAAATATTTCTATTTCATCCCCATATTGCGGTACTGAAGGTAGAGTAGCTGTCAAAGATTGGGAAGTTGTATCAATACCGTATTTGTAATTTGATAAAAGATTTATACTACTCGTTGTGTAAATATAATTTCTATTCCAAGACCCAGAGTTAGTTTGTACTGTAGTGTGGGTAGATATCCAATTAGCAGAATTTTGAATTACCAGAGTATTGACATCATCTCTGCCGTTTCCACTTCCACCAGAAACACTTTGCAGATAATTCCAAAGATCGGTCTGAGCGGAGAGAGTGCCTATAATTGAACCCCAAACACAAACATCTTCTAAAATAGCTACATTTACATCTTCAACTGTATCAGTAACCCCGACGTCTACGTTTGTGGTAGTAACTTCAGCATTTGTGATAACTGTAGTTACATCTTGATCAGAGCTAACTATAAGATTGGTTTGAGGTGTAGTAACGTCTACGGTTATGTCCTGTACGGGTTGGGTGACATTAACTGTAATTCTATCTTCAAACCCGGTGATCCGTTTAGCCGATGCACTAGCAAATACGGTTACATCATAAGCAGATAGACCTGGAATAAAATTAAAGTCTACAGTAACTGAACTGAGACTTGTAATCTCTATAGCTGGGTAAGCTATAAGATTTGAACCAACCTCTCGAACAGTTACTACAACGTCCTGAGAGCAAAGATTATGAACAACGGTAAACTGATTGTTTACATTATCACCAACAAAAGTAGAATAATAGCCAAGTGTATTAACAGTTGACTCAGTAAAGAAAATATCCTTTGTCCATTCTTGTGACATTTATTATTCTGTATAATCAGCAATGATTGGCCAGGTGCCTGAAATATAAGTCTTAACAACTCCAGTGGGAAATGTTACTTGAAGATCGTAATAGTACTTGGCAAAAGGTATCTCAATAAGCTTTGGTAAAATACGTACCGCAGACATACCTGGTGATAAGATTTGAATAGCGCTATTTGCGGTTGAAAGAGTTAAAGCAACCGGTGTATCAATCCCTCGGCGAAATTCCATCTTAACAAGTGCACCTGAAAGATTTACAGGCTGACCATTTTGAGTAATGGCAATCGAATTAATACCGTCCCAGGTATCGCCTCTACGGTGTTCAGGTATATTATAAGTCATATACCTATATTTATGGAAACAATCTGTTACTTATAAGCAATAACAGTACCGTATCTTAATGAAATACCTTGAATAACAGCTGAGAATGAGAAATTAACAGGTAAATCGTATGCTGTTAGATTCTGTACTGTTGTTGTAGAAACCCCTGTAGCTGTTAAGCCTGAAATTCTACAAGCTGAAACTACTTGAATAGATGAATAAGGACCTGTATAGATTGATGTTGGTACTACAAAATCAAACCCGTTACCGCCGCCTGAACCAGCACCACCACCTACAATATAAGCTGCTTTAGCAAATAATGGTCTTCCAGCCCCTTCCATAGGAATCCACGAAAAGGTCTCAGCCATCCCTGGATTGTATGTACTTGTTAGAGCTGGTGTTACGGTAAAAATCGGTGTTGCCATATATTATATTTATGCTGGAGGGGGTGTAGGTGTTCCGGCTCCGCCTGCTTGAGTTGGAGGTCCAGCTTCAGGAGGTGCACCCGCTCCACCTTCAGCCCCCGGTGCTCCACCGGCTCCTACTTCAGGACCAGCTTCGGGTGCAGGAGCTGTACCACCAAATTCAGGAATTTCAGATCCGCCAGCTGCTCCACCGCCGCCGCCTCCACCTGTAGGAGCTGCACCACCTTCAGGTGCAACGCCAGCAGCTGCTGCCATCTGCTCTCTCCAACCAGGCCCTGAGTTCTCAATTTGAGCTAGTTCCCAGCGAAGAGCAGCATCGCGCTTGAGCCACTCTCTATTCTCTCTCATTACATCGTCAGAGAGTTGGAGGTAGTACTTCTGGGCATAAGAAGGAGCTATGGAAGCGTTCTGTGTTGCTGTGTTAAAATTCTCAAATTTGATCTGTAAGAGCTGCTGCTCTCTCATTGCCATGAACGAGGTAGGGACATTAAACTCCATTTGTATGGCGCGTTCACGAAGCTTATACTGCTTCCAAAAACCTTTCATCTTTAAGTGTGCAATAAAGGTATCGCGAATACCCATGGCAAACTGTCTTTGAATGCGGATAATAAAGCGAGCAAATCTTAACTCCTCTCTTGTAATCTCGGCACCATCCTTAAAGGGTACATCATTCTGCATAAAGCGTGATGTTGGCACTTTGAGAGAATTATAAAGCTTCTTGAGGAAATAGTTAAGGTCGTCAAGCTGACCTAAGTTCTGACCAGCAGGAAGTGTATCGACAGTTGAGCCATTGCCTTGTGCATCCTTGGTGAACCAATAAGCATCAAGCATTGATTGTGGGTCATAGATATTGGTAACCCGGCCGCCAGAACCTTGAGTTGTATCAAAATTCTTCTTAGTCCAATACGACTGCATCAAACGCTTAAGATAAGCTTCAGCTTTTGGTGGAGGCATTGAACCAGTGTAGATTGTAAAGCGAAGACGTTCTGGTGCTCTTACAAGACGGTAAATAACAATACTATCTTCAATGAGAGACAACTGACGATAAGCTCTCTTGGCATTCTCAATAAACGGCAGACGAATTGACTTATATTCATTCCAAATACCAGAATTAATGTAAGTGACCTGAGCCTTATTCATAAAGAATAACTCTTCCTGGTCTTTACGGTTCATTGATGTAGCCGGGCCTACAACGGGCTTACGAATTAAAAACCCTTTTACTAATTCATTCTGTACGTTTTGGTAGACAGGATTGATGAGCTCAGTAGGAATCGAAACTAAACCAATAATACCTAAATCCTTCTTGTCTTCTAAAATAATATTTTCAAAATATAACTCCCCGTCAATAAGAAACTGTCTAAAGTATTCCCACCCTTTATCCTCAAGGTCAAAGATTTGAATAAACTTCTTGTATTCTTTTTCAATTGTATCCTTTACTTCCTTTGTATATTCACCTCTAAGATTAAACTGAACAATAACATCGTTCTCGTCCTTTACAATACATTCATCGCAAATCTCATCAACGCAGTCAGCTAATTCAGCAAAGGCTGCCATCCGACGATAATCCTGCAAACGTCTGGTCTTGTCTTTATCAACGTTGGCATAGATAAAGGCCTGGTAATCCTTATTGAGAGTAATAGCACCCGGTGTACCGGGACCACCACCGTATTGAAGCTCAGGGTCTTGAAGAAAAACGGATTGATCCTGAATGAGCTCTTCTCTTTTTGGTGCAACCTTACGAAAGTCTTGGAACCTCGGGTTACGTTCCATCATACTATCTAAAATTTGATATGCATACGGAAGCCTTGAAACAAACGCACCTAAAAGCGATGTTGAAGGAAATGCTTGATCTTGAATAGGTCCTGTAGTAGATCCAGGAATAGCATTATTATAGGTATAAGCCTGATGAATCATGTATATTATTTAAGGTTTTAGTTGTATTCTTCAAATAAGAATATACTATATTTGCATGGAATCAAATATGCATCTTGAAACACTCCTTTGGCTTAACAAGCAAATTGACGATATTCATGCAAAGTCTGTATTAGTCGGTGAATTACTCATGGGTGAAAGAGATCCATTAATCATCAAAAAGTATGATAAAAAGCTTCAAGAGCTTGAAAAAGAGCTTGATGGAATTAATAATAAGATCGAAACAGAAAGACGTATGCTAGCAGACTCTCTATGAAAGTAGAATTAAAATCCGTAACAGTTCCCGTACAAGAATTACAAGACAAGGGCATTAAAACAGCTGAAGACTTTATTGTTTACTGTGCCCGGGTATCCAATCCTTCTAATCAATATAATACCGAAACAGGAGAACGACTTTTAAACTACTGCATTAAACATCAGCATTGGTCTATCTTCGAACAAGCTTTCTGCACATTTGAGATTGTAACAAGTAGAGCTATTGCAGCACAGTTACTTCGACACCGCTCATTTACCTTCCAAGAGTTTAGTCAGCGCTATTCAACAGCTACTGAGCTTGAAGAACTAGAATTCAGAAAACAAGGTAAGACAAATAGGCAAGTCGGTGATGAACTCTTTCCTTTAACCCAGCACTGGGATACTGCTGTACATATTAAAGAAGCTCAAAAGAAATGTTTAGATGTTTATGAAGAGCTTATTAAGGTTGGTGTAGCAAGAGAGTGTGCACGGATGGTCCTACCTCTCAATACACAGACAACTCTTTACATGTCCGGGTCAGTTCGATCCTTTATTCATTATTTACAATTAAGAGCGAAAGAAGATACCCAGAAAGAGCATAGAGAAATAGCTCTTGAGATGAAAAAAATCTTTACAGAAACCTTTCCTAGTATTGCAAAAGCTTTAGAATGGAATTAATATATTATTATGCACGGACGATTCCCAACACATAACAAATACTATCTAGCACATGAGCTCTTCCCTCTTCTTTCAAAAGAAGAGAAGCGCCTAGTATACTTCCCAACTAAGGAAGAACGTTCTAAGAAAATCTCTAAACGGGACTTAAAGATGTCTCGTGAAGATGAAGAGGTATTGCAAAAGTATAGAGCGAAATAATATGGCAGGGAAAGGAGATAAACCTCGTCCAACAAATAAGACGAGATATAACGAAAATTACGATAAAATTAAATGGTCTAAAACCACGCGCAAACCTACTAAGAATGTGAAGGGAAAGCTGGTTTATGTGTACTAATTTGCTTAAATATTAATAGCTTAGAAAAACTACTAGATAAAGCTTATTTGTTGTTGTCGTAACATCGAATAAGCTCTTTTAGTCTTTCAAAGGCTAATAAATGATTGAATCTATTGGTGTTGTTCTTTTCTGCTTAGTAATTGTACTACAAGCAGTTAAGGAATGTAATAAGAGGGGTTAATTAAGCTTCTACTCCAGAAAGAATCTTAACCCCTAACGACCAAGGTCTAAGTTGAAGTTGTGTTTGAGTCCCAGAATAAGGCTCTTTAATAACGTACTGTGTTAATTTGCCATAACCGGCTGGATTCTCGACTATAATATCAACATACCCTGCTCTAGTAGCCGAAGGCATTGTAAATGTTATAGTATTCTCGTTATTAGAGGAGTATTGTGAAGAAAGTAACTTAACACCAAAGAACCCTGGGTAATGGGCTGATAGTTTAGGAATGCTTGAAAAGGGGTTATAAAACGTTTGACTCTCGTAAGGATATCCAGAAAGATAAACATTGGTGACTCTAAAAAACGATTTACCATAGACATTAAATGACTTAGTAGCTGAAGTAAAAACTACTGGTGTATAAGGTTTTGTGAGAAAAGTATAACCAGCCATATCAGTTTATAATTTGTGGTTGAGGGTGGGCTGAAATTGTGTGACGCTCTGTTGTTAGTGAGTCAAGAGCGTCGAGTGAAAGCATTGAATTGAGCCCTGATTCAGTTGAGAAGTTTGAATTAACTGTAAAGATTGTCGATTCTGGGCCCGAAGGTTTAGCCTTAAACAACCAACCTTTAAAAATAAACGATGTATTGCCCTCTACTCTGGCAACAGAAGTTGCGTTAATATCATAAGGATAAGTTGCCGTAATGTTCCCAGACCAAACAACTTGTGAACGAATTTCATAATCCGGCATTGAAGGTGTACGCCAAGATATAATAATATAAGGATCAAAATAAGGAACAAAGTTAGTTACAATTTGATCATAATCTTCCTGAAAGCGAGTCAGGATTGTCATATTGATTGTTAAGTCGATAGGGACTGGCTGCTGAAGCTTATTAGTAATGGTAGGGTCTGAAGAAGACATATAAGAGCCTTGAATCTTATTAAAGACTCTATTAGGATCTCTACTAATACCTCCGTTAGTTAAAGCAACGACTGGTAATTGAATGTTCTGAGCCTTATCTAATAAATCTGCCAGTACACGCTGCTTAGGTGCATAAACAAACCGGCATCGAATAGAATCTTGAGGCTCACGATATCTGTTATATCTTTTAACAACGATATCGTCTAGAGCTGAAGCCAGCATTCCCACCATAGTCTGGATTTCAAAATCATAGGTATACTTTCTCACTTATATTATTTAAGTGAATCTTCTTCCCCGGCTTCTAAGATATACTTTAAGACTTCGAGCTGTACTTTACCCTTCCCCTTGGGACACTTCTTAGAACTAACTGCATCTAAAACTTCATTAGATCTTAAGTCGACGTACTCTTTAATAAACTCTAATACCTTAGAGCCTCTTGTAGACATAAACTGTTCGGCATCTTTATTGCAGAACTCTTTATAATCCGGATCATCCGGATCAATCTCACCGGATTCAATTCTATTTTTAAATTCTTCTAAATACTCGTCTTGGCGACCTTTATAGAACTTTCTAATAGCTTTGCGAAAGAATATAAACTCTTCTTCTCTAATCTGTTCTATATCTATGACCATAAAAACAATTATGGCCTAGAAAAGAATAATGCTACTTATAATACTTCAAGTACGGGCTCTCCGGGTCGTGATAGTATTTGAGAGGAAGAATCTTATCAGGCATCCGTCGAACAATTTTAGGGTTGTTATAAGGGAAGGGATACCATTTACGATCTCTCATTGTGATCCAATAACTAAACAAGTAGGAATTAACTTGCCTGCGATATCTTGGCATATCAATATCGAGCTTAAACTTCTTAATCTTTCTTTCTGTTCTCTTCTCGCAATCCCATTCAAGTTCAATAGTATCTTTAAAACCTTGAATAAGTCGCTCGCGAGAGTAATTAGTCCCTGAACACCACCTCTCAATCATAGTAATCCCGGCATCAGCCTTTGACCATAGAGGATGCTTTTCTAAGAACTGATCCATATGACAAGATTCATGAACCAAAACATCTAGCCAATCCTTCTTCTGTGCTGCTACTTTAAGGTCAACATCATCAAAGTACCCTGAACACTTAATGCCATCGGTCTCAACAAGCTTATCAGGAACTAAATGAAAGCCAATTCCGTGCTTTTGGCAATCGGTGGCAACTTTGGCAACAAGCTTTTGAACATTAGTCATTAAAATTTTTTGTTACAAGATCTTTATCATTAATAATAATATCGTGTACATTAAAGTCTTCAATTGTATTAAATTTTTGCATTAATGGCAAGAACTTTGTCCAAACAATTGAACCTTCAGATTCTGGACTATAAACATTGTCAACTAAATACTGAACTATTGTGTTGTCTTTAGTGGTTATAAATCCATGAGCAAAACCTTTTGGAACATATAATTCATCTCCAGGTTCCATATCATAGATATAAAGCTCTTTATAGTTCGGAGAATCTTTTCTTATATCTACAACAAAGTCAATAATACTACCGTCAATAAGTTTAATGAGCTTTGTTTGATCAAAAGGAGGAAGCTGAAAATGTAGCCCGCGAAGCGTTAATCTCTTAGGGTTAACCGATATGTTTGACTGATACCAGGTAAGATGAGATGTCAGAGAAAGAGGAACAAAAACACCTCTATGATCATAAAAGGCATTACCCTTCGTTAGCTTTGGTTCATGAATATATTCAATCTTTTCGCTCATAACAATCTATATTCAACTTCTTTAAATGCATCTAAGCTATCTCCACCGGCATAAGAGACAGCCGATGCTAAATCTTGGTGTACTTCATTAAGTTTTTGTTCATATGTCATACCGTTCATAGGCATAGATAAAGTTCGGCCTTCAATGTTCTTCTTATTACCATTCATAGAAGAAGCAGAACCAAAATAAAACTTCTTAGTGGGATCGGTAGGATCAACCATAGCCGGGGAATCAATACACCGAGCAAACATAGAGCCTGCCATAACCATATCAGCACCTGCTACTAAAGCTTTCGCTATATCCCCATTACATGATATACCTCCATCAGCAATAATAAGAGGATGATTTTTGACAACTTCAAACCTACCCATCGTATCCCTTTCGTTAGCAATTTCTTGCACGGTTGAGAACATAGGAGAAGCGAAACCCGTCTTGTTGTAAGTAATACAAGAAGCGCCACACGCGATGCCTACCTTAACAGCTTGTACATATGGAAGCATTTTAAGGTACGCGTGAGGGGTAGCAATATTGCCACCAATAATAAACAAGTCAGGGTTAAAAGACTTCTTATAGAGATTTAAATATCGAAGCATACCTACAGCTTCAGAATGGTCTCCATGAGCTACATCTACAGTAACATAATCGAGTCTAAGCTTCTCATCAGCAATAGTAGCAATCAAGTCTACGTCTCTCTTCTTAATACCAACAGAAATAGAAATAAAAGGAAGAAGATCTTTACATTTATTCATTCTTCTCATCCAGTTCAGAATCTCATCATACTCATAAAATCTATGCATGATGTAGAAATACCCATTCTGTGCTAGCCATGTAGCTTTTGTCATATCAATACACGAAGCCATATTAGCCGGTACGATAGGAAGCTTAAAAGTAAACTTACCAAAGTCAACAAACACATCTGCTTGTGACCTCGATTTAAGTTCTGAATAGTTTGGTACTAAATGTACGTCTTTATAATTTAACGATTTCTTCATCTTCTTTTAAATCTTTATCAGGATCAAACCCGTAGTGCTCAATAGCGTGCTTCTTACACCGAGCTACATACCAACCGTTTGTGTAAACCTTTCCAGGTTCACCACACACTTCACAGGTCCTACCTGATAGGAAGCCAACATACTCAATAGCATTTTCAACTCTATCGTAATATGAATCAAAAAGATTATTAGTAATAACACTAGGGTCTAATTTAGCTTCAATCTCTTCCCAATTATCAATACCATTACCCATCCAATAAACTCTCATAGTACCGTACTTTTCTTTTACTTGGGTAAAAGATATATCCGGAACCTTAACACGCATATAGCCGTGATTCTCTTTTGTTACAAGCTCGGGTTTGAGTTTTAGAAGCTCTTCTCGTTTAGAAAGGCGAGTAATATAGCTACAAAGATCATCAAAGATCTTGTACCAGCCATCTCCAAACTCACAGCCAAATGCCATTAAAGACTCTGTTATAGGCTTATGCCTACCCAGGAATAAGACAGGATACTTCTCGATTAATTGCTTTTCAAGTTCTGGTGACATTTATTACATTAATTCCCATCTAGGGTTGTCTATGCCATCATTCCTTATAGTTCCTCTATAATCAGCTAGATTTGTAACTCTAGAGGAAAGCTTATATTTAGATGGCTTTTCAGGTATGCGTTTTGTAGTCATTCTACCATCTATGATTATACCATAATCTCTTTCAGAGTCAAGATTCCAACTTTCATATTTTGTATTCATGCCAATACAAATCGGTTCTTTGGTTATAGTATGCCCAACAATTTGCGACCCTATTTCTATAGAGGGCTGAAACTCCATATTCCAATCCTGCCAAAGAACACCCCCGACATTACAATCCCCTCCTCGACAGTGACCGGCACCAGAAATAAGATAATTATGAGGAATAGTCATATCTCTAAAATTCTTCCAAACAAAAGGAATAATTTCTTCGATAAGTTCTTTTGGCGTCTTGCCATAAGGGATATGTTTTTCAGATAACCCGGCATGAGAAAGTGTGAAGCCCTGTGTCTGATGAACAATTTTAAAATGTTCGGTGAAAAAGCTATCTTTTAACCCACGATCAAAGAACTGACGTCTAAACTTCTTAGCTTTTGAAGCTGTAAAGCCGGAACAATAATACTTGACGGTCTTCGAAATAGCCTTATCAGAGAAATCTTTGTTCTCGTAAATGTAACCTAAATCATGATTACCAATTAAGAATACAAATTTATCTTTGTTGTGATGGTCTAGAACTAAATGGCGAAGAAACTCACATGTCTCTTCAAAAGAAGAGACTTTTGGTGGCTCATAGAAAGAGTCGAAATAATCCCCGACCCAGACTACTTCATCATAATCTTTCTCATTTTCTAAAATCCATTTAACATTATTAATACGCTGATGTACATCAGGTATAACTATAGTTTTCATACTAGTATTATATTATTCTTTTTAAGATTTTTCAAGGAAAATGTATAGATTCATTCAATGAAAAGAATAAATATAATATGGCAAGAATACTATGTAAAAATATACCGTTGGAACTCAAGCAAAAAATTTGTACTGAATATTTAAATGGATCTCCTTCAACAACATTGCATAACAAATACAACTTTACACCAACAACTATATTACGAATTGTGAGAGAGTTAGGAGGGCATGTTAAAACAAATAAAGAAGTAAAAACAAAATATACATTTAATCATTTGTTCTTTACTAAAATTGATACTGAAGCAAAGGCTTACTTTTTAGGTTTACTATTAGCAGATGGACATACGAGTTACAAAGAAGTAATGCTCTACTTAAACGCAAAAGATAGACATATTATTGAAACATTTATTAATAGTATCAACGGCAACAATAAAATACATGAAAGAACCGGTACTATACATTTTAATACAAAAAAGTATATTTCAAAAGCTATTGGTATAAGTTTACGCTCAGATCAAATGTTAAAGGATTTAAAAGTTTTAGGATTTACTACAAATAAAACCTATAAAGTAGAAATTCCTAAAATAAAAAAAGAGCTTCAACAACACTTCTGGAGAGGTGTATGGGATGGTGATGGTTATATTTCACATTACTACAGTAAAACTAAACACAAACTAACTAATGGAAATATTAAAGTGTATAACAATTTAACTCTTGAAGTAGGTTTATGTGGTCTTAAAAATGTATTGGAAGAGTTTTGTAAATTTCTTAAACAAAATAATATTAAACCTGGTAAAATATACAAAGATAGCTCAATACATTCGGTGAGATGTAATTGGACTGAAAGTTATAAATTGCTAAATTTATTTTATCAAAATTCTGATCCAACTCTTTGTTTAAAAAGAAAACATGACAAATATTTAGAATATACAGAATTAAAATATTCTACCGAACATCCAAGGGATCAAGAATCATTGCCGGCAAAAATTTTTGATTGACTATAATTCTAAGTTCGTCAATCTGTGCCTGCAACTCTCGGTTCTTGGCCGCTTGCATTCCGTTAATGACAAATAAGAGACCAAATAACCCCCCAATAATAGCATAATCCAATTTATCCATATCAAAACTCTACACCTACATGTCCGAAGCCATTTATGTGGTATGCGGTTTTAAAGACATCATAGTTATGATATACGCTACCACCTACATAATACATCTGCTCTTTGTCTTTAGTTATATAGATAGGTTTTTTAAACTCTAAACCTAATTTATTATTAGCGTTTTGTGTTTGATTTTTTGTATAGTGAAAATTACCTGAGAACTTAGTGTAAGAATCAGGTCTATCAGTAAAAAGCTTTCTCATGTCATTATATGTACATGAAGTTAATGATAAACTCAAGCTTATTATTAGCAATCTCATTTCTTAGTTTTTTGTAAGAGAACGCAAGCAGCAGCAATAATACAACAAACAACTAAAAAGATACGAACATAGTCATTCGTAGCAAAATACATACTAACACCAATTGAAAGGGATATGCATAATAAAGCTGTTATTTTTGCTTTTAAGGACATACCTTTTCCGGCTTTAAAATCTTTAATAGTTGGCCCGACATATTTGTTGTTAATAAGTTTTTTGTACCAGGTTTCATTGCTACGAGCAAAACAATACGCTGCTATTAAAATAAAAGTAGTTCCGGGCATGATAGGCAAAATATAACCGGCAACACCTAACCCTGTACATATCAAACCACATATAAACCAAATTTGTCTAATTGTAGCATTAGACGATATTTTCATATCTCTATTCTTTTTCATTTTAGTTCTTTTAAAATTTTATCTAATTCTTCAGAAGTTACTTCTTTATAAACTATTTTATCTTTTTTAGGCCCTGAAAATTCTAACATGTACTTAAACCAGTATATAGAAAACTTCCAATATTTACCTCCGTTAAAAAAAGAAAACTTTGGGTAAGGCTTTAGAGGAAATAAAGCTATCCAATCAAACCATATGTTAATAGGTCCTATTTTCATGTCCAAAGATGTCTCCGCCACTTAACAAGATCGATTAAAACTTCTGTATCTTTGTCTTCCATTTCTTGTTCTAGCTTTTCAACTTTCTTGTAGTTAGGATAAGCTTCATCAATCTGCTTTTCAAGTGCTTTACGACGAGAGGTAATATACATATAAGCCCATTCAAGCCACCTAGTAAACTCTAAAGCCTCCCCTCCTGTACCTTCCCAATCGACAATACCAGCTTTATATTCATCTTCGTAAAAGGATTTAATAATCTCAAAATTAACTTCTTCAAGAACGTGATCAAGGTCCATCCAATGTTTAGGAACCGCTTTACGAATCCGAGAGTGTTGAGGTTTCCAAATAGTCTTAACTTTGTTATAATAAAATTCTCTAATCTGATAAGGAATACGACTAATGATCTCATACCGAATAAACCAACCAACCTTGTCTTGCCAGGTGGCTTTATAACCAAGCCAGTCGGGAGGCTTAACAGAATTAATATCTATTTTTAGTTTTCTCATTTATTCTTTTCCCGTTCAATTTTAGCTTTTTCATATTCATCCATCCATTCCGTCACAGCGTCAAAACTCCAATCAACAGTCTTAGGAACACTATTATTAAACTCTTTGTATAACTCTTTAAAGTCAGCCCAGAGCCTTGCATCAATATTACAGCATGGTGCTCCACCTCCAAAGAGTATTAAAGCTTCGTCGACGAGTTCGTTATATTCGCGTTGGGACATTCCTGCCATAATCAACAATATTAGTAGCTATTTGAACAATAGGCAACTAAAATATAAGTATGAAAAAAATCCTCCAACCTGCTCAACCGGAACATACAATCTATTATTCAGACTTCTCGGGGAGGTTGTTTGAACATTTCGTTCCGGTAACCGTAAAGGTAGAGTGTGATTATGGATCAGAGTATGATGGAGCGAGATTAGAATTTCATTTGTCTGATAAAGGCTTAAAAAAGCTTCTTAAATTCTTAAACGAAAACCTTTCTGAAGATACAAAAAGAGAACTCAAAAAAGAATTAGATTGTGATTGCGTTAAGTCAAGTTGTGATTATAATAATAAGGAAATTTACAAACAACTTATATGAAACGACCTATTCAAAAAACTGTTCAGTCCCGAGAAGAATATTATATTCAGTTTACGGATGAAGAAATGGCAGAGCTAAAAATGGAACCAGGTCAAAAATACTCCTGGGAAGTTAAAGATGGAGGTGTTCAACTTACACCATTTACAAAGGTTGAAATTGAAATGGGAGACTGGTCAAGAGAAACTTTAGAATATCTTATTCAAGAATCTTGCGAACGAGACGTATCTGTTAATGAAATTATTAATGATTGTTTAAAGGAGGTAATTAAGAATGGAAACATTTAATACTATTTGGAAGTTTGCCGTTATTGGGCTCTTACTAGCTATTACCGTATCATTGGGCATGATTAAGTTTAAAATCGATGATATTGAAAAGCTTTTAGTTGTACCTGATATTGAGTTACCACAAGAATGATCAAGCAAAAATGGCGTAATGCTTATATGGATGTAGCCGAGCGCTTTGCTCAGTTATCATCTGCACAAAAGCTTAAAGTTGGTGCTATTATTGTTAAAGGTGAAACAATAGTATCTGTTGGCTATAATGGAACTCCTTCTGGTTGGTCAAATAAATGTGAAGATAAAGACGGGCAAACAGTTCCAGAAGTAATTCACGCTGAAGCGAATGCAGTTGCCAAGCTAGCTAAGTCTTGTATATCAGGTGAAGGTAGTACTATGTTTGTAACTCATGCACCTTGCATCCACTGTGCAAAGATAATTTATGGGGCAGGGATAGATAGAGTATACTACAAAAACGTCTATAGAGACGATGCAGGAATAAAATTCCTAAAGAAGTGTGGTATAACTGTTATGCAGATTACTTCGACTTTGCACGAAGCTTCTTAAGAACGGCTCCTGCTACACGAGCTCCTGCCTTTTCACTTCCGTACTTCTTACCAGCTGACTTTGCAATCTTCTTAAATTGCTTTCCTGGTTTGCCAATATCTTTACCTTTCTTGGCTTGTTTGACTGAATAAGACTTCTTACCTTCTGAAAGAAGTTCGTTAACAATTGTATTGAAGTGTGGTGTATTTAGTTCCATAAAATTAGTCCTCAAAACCGATATTCATTGCTCCAGGTTGTGAAGCCATATAATCTTTATAAGCTTTGCCAAATGAGCGTTCAAACTCTTTGCGGCCCACTTCCTCAATATCAGCATCTTCTCTTTCAAGAGCTTCAACGTCTTGATCTGAATTTGCTGCAGAAGCGTATTTGATAGCACCGGCACGGATAAGAGCTGAAGCTGCTTTCATTGCAGTACCAGCATCAGTACCACCGCGTTGAATAGCTCTGGCAATATCTCTACCGGTTTGAACTTGATCGGCGATGTTCTCAATTCTTGAATAATATGTCTTGAGATCGTCTCTCAATTCTACTCCAGCTTCAGACATCTCTTCAGGGGTTAAAATTTCGTATTCAGCATCTTCAATGTACTTGGCAGCTTTTGGTGCCTTTGGTTCAGCAGGAGCTCCATTCTCTACAGACTCTTCTGATGCGCCTTCAACAGCCTTCTCAACTTCTTGAGGTGCTGCTTGAACACCACCACTATAATCTTTCTCGGCTGTAGCCAATTGTGAAATGACTCTGGCTGTATAGCCCTTAACGGCATCAGCACCCGGTACCTTTAAGTTAGGGTTATCTTTTTTAAGATCCATAATAATCTCAGCCAGAGCCCATTTAATAGCATTACGATATTGATCTTCATTTTTAGCAGGATTTGTATTGTTTGGGTATTTACCAAACACCTTGTCAAACAAAGACTGTGAAATCATGTCTACTACTTCTTCTCTGGACTTACCAAGACTGTCAGCAATGTTACCAATGAGGTAGGCTTTGCCAGGTGCTGTTCCGATTGCTCCTTTTAAGGAAGATCCGAACGTTTCGTAGTCAGCTGTTACTGGAGCTAATTCGCCAAGAAGCTGTTCAAATAAAGAGTCAAATTGCTTTGTTGCCATATTGTATATTTATGTATTTTGTGCTTGAATCTCTAAAATTTTGTTGTGATATTGTGATGGGTTTATATTTTTAATTTTTAATTTAAAAAGTCTTTCATTGAGCTCGGAATCCAAACCACCAAGACCTTGCATGCGATAATCAAAATAAGCTAACCCTTCATGGTGATATTCTTCGACTTTAAAAGGAATTGGAATCTCAAATGACTCTTTTACATTTTTAGTGGTTAAAAGAGTGATGTGAAGGTAGTAATGAGCCCGTTTAAACAAAACAAGTCTGCCTTGCTTGATAACCTTCTGACCTAAAACAAATTTGACAGATGTCTGGAGGTGCCGAGTTAAAAACCCTTCTCCAGGAATCTCTTCTAAGAATGTTGATGCTACGGAGATCATTTGTTCATAAAGGCCGCTTTCTGCTGGGCAGGCATTGGTAATAAGGATTCATTAAAGTATTGCCACCACTGTTTAGGGTCCGGAGACGTATTAATCACAGCAATCACCTCTACATCATTACAATTAATACAGCGATATGCCTGTAAAAATATATCCCAAACTATTATTAAATTCTTCTGTGCTGGGTTAAACTTGGGAGGCTGTGTAGCTGGTTCAAAGTTAAGAATGTTACGGCCGAGCTGGGACATGAGGAGACCTCTATCATTAGTGCAAAGCATTCGGCGATAATCACCAAAGCCTGCCCTCTCAATCCTTCTTCTAAATCTCAGCTCAACAACATTAGTCATCAAAAGCTGTGCTAATGCTGCACGGCCTAGTCTCATTTCTTCTTATTCTTCTTAGGCTCTTCTTTTGCGATGGGCTTACAAATGCCAAAGATGCGCTCTTCAGATAAGAAAACAAGCATGACTCCATTCTTCTGAATAGACTGAAGACCTCTGTCACCAGGGAAGATAATAATATCTCCTACCTTGACCTGCTTACAATCTGGGCCAGCTAATTTGACCTTTGCAACACGCCAAGCCCGATGGTCAACAACCTGGTTAGGTAAGATAATGCCATTACGCATTAAGCTTTTCCCGTCAGGGGCGACATCTGCGTACTCAACTGCTATGACGTTAGATAACAGTTCTACGATTTCATAATCCTCGGGAAGAGGAACGTCTTTATAATCTTCAGGTGCGATACCGTGTACTTCTGCACCAAGTGCAGCCATTGAGTTAGCTATCATATAGTTAAATTTAAGTTAATTGTTCTCTAAGTTCAAGTAATAGTTTGGCCTCTCTTTGAGACATTTCCATATTGGAAGCTAGTAAAGAAATCTTGTCATCTTTTTCTGTCTTTTCTTCTTTGACTTTCTTTATGTATTTGATAAAAGGTTGTCGTTTTTGTTTAGGAAAACATTTAAGAAGTAATTTATAATGTTGAGACTTATCTATATTGCCTAATTGATTAACAGTTTCATTAATGCTAATAGCTGAATTACCTACGAAAGAAATCCATCTGTTAATAAGAAACGGAATATAATCATCTAAAGGTAGGTTACCCTTCTTAAGGAGAAATATATCTTTTAAATACTCAAAAAGCATCAAATAATGATCTTGGTAGTCGCTGTAAACACGTCACTTAAGATCGAATTAAAAATACCTTCAACATCTGACATAAACATATAGGCTTGTTCGTCACTAAGCTCAGTTGAATAAGCAAATGAAGGAGCCTTTGGCCCTGCGTCAATATTAATACCGAGGTGAATAAGTACAGCTCCATTCTTCTCAGCTGCAATGCTGACTGAGGCCTTCTTAGCACCTTTATCAGTCTCAATCATAATATCGTCCCCATCAACAAAACCTTCCTTGTTAAGATATTTACCACACAATAAAGAGCCAACCTGAGCATTTAACAAACGCTGAAATAAAATGCCTCCCCAAATATCCTTACCGGGTATCTCCATTAGGAAGTTCATAGCAGAGTCAGAATAGATAAAATCGTTGTTAAGAGAATCTTCTAAATCAATTAAATTCTCCTCAACTTTCATAGGAGCAATAAACGAAATAATATTGCCTAGAGGGTTAACATCCTTCTTAAAAAGCTTGTAAGCTTGACGCTCGTGCAGAGCTTTCCCGCAGTAGTAATCTGATCCTGTTAATTCTTTGAGTTGATCTCTATTAATAATCATAATGTGTATAGTATAAAAGCTATTCAGACTTCTTCAAGGCATTTTGCCAAGAATCTTTAAAAATCTTATTTGACTCTTCCCATTCTGGGGCTAAAAACGAATTGCCTAACCCGTGATGTAAAACAAAAATAGGCCAGGTGCCCATAGTAAGCTTCTTCTCATTAGCAATTAAACAGGAAGAAATATCATAGTGATGAAACTTATGCCGTTCATCAAACTTCCATTCCGTCTCAAGAGCTCTTTCAACGTTGACAGCTAAGAATAAACCATCCAATACTAAACATCTTTGAGGCCAGGGACCAAATGTCGTTGTAATCTGTCTTGAGTTGTCAACTTTGAGCTGGTTACCTTCTTGCCAGCACAATGGATGACTCACTGAACCGGATTGTGACTCCCTTTTTGAGCAAATATGCCAGAGATTCTTATCTTTAAATTCGAAAGTACCTCCTCCAGCCAGACCTGTAATATCCCAGGGTGACTCATTAAGCTTTTCAACGAGATTGAGATCATGAATCTCTAAATCATCATGAACAAACAATACAATCTTATCTTTATTCTTTTCAGTCAGGTATCGGTTATAGACTTCTGGTAACCCGGCTTGATTGTCTTTTACGATTTCAAAATCAAAAAGAGTATCATTTGGGTATCTAACATCAGAAAGTAATTGCAAAGACTTAGCAAGAGGCCGCTGTTGAAACTCTTCTAAGGTCTTAGTTTTAGTTGCCGTTACGAGTAATAATTGTTTCATAAAATAAAATATGGATTATTGTATTCAAAGGTCTGATACTCTTCAAACCCCATTCCATTAAATTTAAACACAATTCCGTCTTTATCAACTGGCTTTGAACCTTCAAAAGCAACTGAACAAAAACTATCTTCGTTCATATGAAGAGAAGAGCCTGCTTTAACTAAAAAGATTTCTGATGTTAAAGAGCTATAACACCATGAAGTTAAAAGACCTTTATACTTTTCATAGGTCTGAGCAAAGTTACCTCCAGACCAACACAAGTCATAGGGAATCATAGCTGAATCGGTATTAAAAGCTACTGCTGTTGCAATTGTTTTAAGTTCGTCAAAGTTCTGAATAATGCCATTATGACCTACAAACCAATGCTTATAGGAGAAGGGATGAGTCGTCTTAGGGGAGAAGTCTTGTTGAGTAGTATTAGTTGGAGCTCTTGAATGAAACAAACAGTAGATAGGAAACTCTTCTACCTCTTTCAATTGTTGTTTGAGATAATCTAGTTCAAAGATTTCCTTCTGTTTGAGTAAGACAAAATTGTTCTTTGTTATACCTAAGAAGCCAGATGACTGATAACCTCTATCAAGACCTAGCTTGTAGAGTTCATGAGCTTTCTCTAAAGAAGAAGATCCGCTTATACAGCACATTTAGTAATTATAGGCTGACACCCATACTTGTTCCAGTCGATATCTATTGCATATGATAATGGATCCCTATATCCTGAGCGAGCAAAACCAGCGATGCGACTAGAACAGCTCGGACAAACCCCGCACGCTATCTCTTGGCCGTTGTAACAAGTTAAGGTCTTAGAAAAATCGGCACCTAATTCAATTCCATATTTAAAAATTTCTTCTTTAGAAAGCTTAATGAGGGGTGCCTCTACTTGTACTTTATGAAGCCGGTTAAGAGCTAAGCAACTATTAATCCTCTCAAGGAATAAGCCTGTGCCGTCCCAGTGACCGCTTGTGTCATCTACTAGAGCAGCTCCGTACAAAACAGTTTCACACCCGCGCGACTCAGCATAAGCGGCTGCAATAGAAAGCATTGTCATATTGCGATTAGGGACATGAGAAACATTCTGAGGGTGCCCGATTATGTCCTTCATAGTAGGAACAGCTATATTAGAATTTGTTAAAGCGGATGAGTCTGCAAGCTTAGCATAAAAAGTTAAATCAACAATTGTATGCTGCTCAATCTTTTGATTCTCTCCAACACCTAAATCGGCTGTATAGTTAATAGCCTTTTCAATTTCAAGCTTATGACGCTGGTTATAGTTGTAGGTTAAACAATAAACTTTATCAAAGTTCTTAATAGCATGGTGAAGAATAACAGTACTATCGGCTCCACCACTAAAAATAACTACACATTTAGACATATGTAGGTATTATAAAGTAATAAATTACTTTTTCAACTATCCTTAAACAGGTATAATAGGCATTCTAAATAGTTGTCCGTTTAAGCGAATTATAACAGAAGAAACTTGCCCGGTAAGAGTTGTATCCCTTACTACTGATAGCGGTGCACTTCTAGAACCTATTGCCAGTTCATTATCAGTGAAGGCCTGTGCGGAAAATCCTAGTACAATAGTATTTGATAAGCTATTTGTTTTAGTAGATGCATTACGACCTATAATAATATTATCTGAACCTGTAGCGTTACCAACATCCCATGTACCGGTATTATCCCCTAAACAAATATTGTATGATCCTGAAATATTATCAGCTCCGGCGGATTGACCTATAAAAATGTTTCGCTCTCCAATTGTATTAGAAGAACCTGCATTATCGCCTAAGAAAACATTAAAACTGCCTGTAGTATTATTTGTACCGGAACTAGATCCCAAAAATACATTAACTTGCCCGCTTGTATTATTTCGCCCAGCATTTGTACCTATAAAGGTATTATTATCGCCATTAATGGTACTAGCTCCGGCTAAACGACCAATAAAAGTGTTAAATGCTGCTCCTTGTAAGTTGTAGCCTGCACTTAAACCAAAAGCAAAATTATGATTACCTGCCACTGTGTTATTACCTGTAGTGTCATCACCTATAAAAAGATTTACACCAGGGGTAACTCCTTGTATAGTTTTAAACTGTACATCTTTTAAATTTAGTATATTACTAATATATGTGTTTCCATTGACTGTTAGTGCCTGTCCAGTTATAGGGCTTCCGGAAATACCTACTTGACCAGTAATAACATCTATAACAGCAGAAGTAAGAATTGTAGATCCTGTTCTGCTAGAAATTATTACTTTGTTAGTTGGTTCTTCATAACGAACCCTTAAACCTGAAAACCCGAGTGTATCTGTTTCCCCAATATTAAAAATTGGATCTACACTATCGTTTGCTGGAGAATGAATAAGATCAAATGTGCGTGCACTTAGGGCTCCAATATTAATAAAAGTAGCTGATGAACTCCCTATAATTGTTCCGTTATTAGGGATAGCGATATTAGTAATTGTAGTATTAGTAAGTGTTGCATTTACTGCTGTTAGATTAACGTTTTGTATATTTGTAGCTGTTAATTCTGCAAACGATGAAGCTGTTAAACCCACAGTGCCAATTTGAGTCACTGTAATGTTTACTCCAGAAAGTACTGGTGAATCAAACGTCATTGTTCGACCAAACGGGTCTACAGTATAAGTGAGAGGGGATTGTACAACTCCGCCAATACTGACAATATAAGTTCCGGGCTGGCTTAATAAAGTAACAGCTCCATCTAAAATAATGCTCGTAGCGGTGCTAGCAGTTGATGTTGTCCAGGTGTAAAAAGATGTTACCGGGGGAAATTCATATTCCGGTTGGGTAACAAACCCTGCTATGCCTCCAAGAGCTGATATTGGGGCGGTAAAAACTTGTGGTTGTGTTATGAATTCCAGTCCCATTGTGTATTATTTATTAAAAGTTTATAGAGGTTAAAAGTCCGTTTGTAAACTGCATACTAAACGGTGTAGAACCATTTCCAGATATTGCACAGATTGTTGTTGTTAAGGTGTTTGAAGAATAAATTGTCCCTGTTGCTGAAATATTGCCTGCAACTGTTAGTGTTTGACCTGATGCAGGTAGAGTCGAGCCAATCCCTACATTACCTGTAATAATATCAATGATGGCAGAAGTAAGAATAGTTGATCCAGTTCTGCTTGACATAACTAATCTATTACTTGGCTCTTCGTAACGAATTCTTAAGCCTGAGAATCCCGCTGTAGCGGTTTCACCAATGTTAAAAACTGGATCAACACCATCATTAGCTGGTGAATGGATGAGATCGAATGTCCGGGCACTTAAAGAGCCAATATTAATAAAAGCAGCTGAGGTAGTTCCGGTTATAGAACTTATTGTAACATTTTGTGTTGAAAGATAACTGGTAACAGTTGGAAGAATATCAGCTGTCTCTTCCCAAGAAGCTGAATTAGCACGAACAAGACTAAAAGCGGCATTCCAGAGGTCAGAATCACCTGCTGAAGTAACAACCCTCGAAGCGGACAAATTACCTCTTACAGTTAATGCTTGACCTGATGCTGGGAGACCTGAAATGCCTACTTGACCGGTAATTACATTTATAATAGCAGAAGTAAGAACAGTACTACCGGTTCTACTTGATAATATAAGTCTATTACTTGGTTCTTCGTAACGGACACTAAAACCAGAGAATCCCGCTGTACCGGTTTCACCGATGCTGAAAACAGGGTCTACGCCATCATTAGCTGGTGAGTGTATAAGGTCAAATGTCCGTGCACTTAAAGAGCCAATATTAATAAAAGCTGCTGATGTTATACCTGTTATGGAAGATGTATAAACAGACCCGGTAGCACTAATATTACCAGCTACAGTTAAAAGTTCATTAGGTGTTGTTGTCCCTATACCAACATTACCGCTACTATCAATAAGCATTCTAACCTGTTGGCTTGTAGTCCCAGCCGATGTTGTAAAAAATTCCATTAAGGATGGCATAGATGATACCTCACATGTAAGGCTAGGGTTCATTCTTACATGTATTCTGCCAATTTCTACGTAATTATTTAAACCGTTAGAAGCGAGATTTGACCATACACCAACATAATCGCCGGCACTTAAAATAACGTGCTCGCTTTCATTATTACCTCTTGTTTTGTAATTGTAAAGTGCTCCAGCAGCATTATTAGGTCCATATCTAAAAACATTCATACCTCGCTGACCGGTAATTAAATTACATACAGCGTTACCTGGTGTCAGGGCGCTTAAAGAGGCCGTCCCTATAATAACATTGCCGGCGCTTGTTATCTTGAACAGTGTAGAATCAGGATTAGCATCATCTTCAAATTCGATTACATTACCTGTACCTTTCTGTGTAACTCTTAATGCTGCATTTGAGGAGCTAGTATCTAAAACCATCGTACCGGTAGCTGAAATGTTACCTACAATTAAAGGCTTAGACGGATCAATCATCCGCGGATCTAGTATACTAGCTGACATATATATATAACTTATTTAATCTTCTTTTTAAAAAATTAAAGTTTATAAACCAAACAACAAAATCTTTTAATTTTTTATAAGATTGTTTTGGATTATATAATTTTCACACTCTTGTTCGGTATCTGCTATTACCATTACATGAGGGGATGATGTTTTACCTAAACATTTCAAGGGTAGCTGTAAAACATTTTTAGTGCTATCGTTATAGATAAACCACCATTGCTCATCATTTGTTTGAATATTTTGTGGTTGATATATTACTTGCATAGAATTATTAGTTTGTTGTTACAGTCCACCCTATGCCAATTAATGTATTTTTATCAATAATTCCTTGACCGGTAGGAGCAGCATTACCTGTACCTCCTAAATTTAATACACGATTGGGTGTTGTTGTGTTGTTAGCAGCTATAAATGCTGATAACAGTTTGTTAATTGTTGTATTTGTTAGTTGATTTGAATCAGCTCTAAAAATATCTAAAATATTTGATACACTACCACCATCAAAACCAGAGAGTTGATTATTGTAACATTCAAATCGTTTTAGTTGACTGTTAGCAGAAAGTGTAGGTATGTTACCTGTTAATAAATTATTATTCAAATAAACTTCTTGTAAACCTGTTAAACCTTGACTGCCTGTAAATGAAGTAATATTATTATTAACATTACTGAAAAATGTTAAATTAGTATATGGTGTTATATTAACAGAACCAGATAAAGCAGGTGTTGAAATACCGCAAACTATTTTATAGTAAATAGCGTTTCGTTTATTGCTAAATGGTATTAGTGTTAAGCCAGTTTTAATATTATTATACGAGTAGCTGTAAACAGTTTCAGAAGCAGTATTTGCACTATTGCCATCACCCCATAAAACTTTAGCTACATTTACACCCGAATACCCGACACTAAAATTAGATAAAGTGTTACCTGATGCTGGTAAACTAAATGTCCAGAACGGTAGATATGGGGATTGGTCATAAATGCCAATTAGCTGTTCTTTATTCAAAAACATATTAGAAGAGTCGGCCTACGGCAAATATATCATTATTCTGTTTGTAAATATATGCACCGCCATATTGATCAACAATTGTAGTTCCAAATGATTTTAAGTTTGCTGCAGATATAACAAGACTGTTTGTTTCAGTATTTAAAATAGCAACATTAAATCCATTACTTAAAGAATCTGGTATAATAGCGCATAAAGAATTAGTTGCTGTATTAAAATGAAATACTTTATTAGTATCGGAATCGTTGAATGTTTTTGATGCTGTTAAATCTATAACAGTTACAGGTATGTTAGCTGATTGTGCTGTTAAGCCTGTTGTTACTGTAAGAGCATTAATAGTTACATTATTAGTTGATAGGTAAGTATTAATGGTACTAGGTAGAGCAGCAGTTAAATTAACTATAGTTGTATTAAGTGTAGAAGATACAGCACTGATGGTTGTAGTAAGGTTTGAAGATACAGCAGCAATACTTGTAGTATCTGCTAGGGCGGTTAGACTAACTGTGTTACCTTCACTTATTGAAAGATTAAAATTACCTTCATTGAATGATAGATTTTGAATTCCTGACGCAGCAGCTCCTGTTGTAAAGATATTAAAAAGATCTATACCCCCTGATAGTATTGGTCCTTGAGCATATATAGCTCCTGTTGCACTAATATTACCAATTACCGTCAAACGTTCGTTAGGGACTGTTGTACTGATTCCGACGTTGCCTGCGCTGGTGATTCGCATGCGTTCTGCAAAAGATGTTAGGTTTTGTCCAATAGTTTCAAAAGTTAGCCTAGTTGGAATAGAATTGGCCGAAACTGTACCGTCTACAAAGCACCGAATCCTCGCACCGCCCGTTGTGTCAGTGCCATCAAATCCAACCCACGTTATATTACCCAAGCCGTCTCCGTCTATAACAGACTGTCGCGCAGAAGCGGTTCCTCTTGTTTTCTCTAATATTACTGCTGGAGCATTCGCAGCAAAGGACATACATCGGCGGATGTGAATATTTCCATTAGGGGCGCTAGCGCTGTCCGCTGTCAACTGAAGTCCAGCAATTTCACTAAACGCAGTTGTAGCCCCACTGATAATTTGACCGACATTATTGACCACCAAAGGTGTAGAATCCGGATTATCAGAATCTTCAAATTCGATTACATTACCTTCACCTCTTTGTGTAATTCTTAGTGCTGCATTTGAAGAACTAGTATCTATAACCATCGTTCCTGTAGCACTAATATTACCGGTTATGGTTATCTGATTGTCAGGAGATGTTGAACGAATGCCATTACCGAGAATTAATTGATCAGTAACTTCGATTTGTCTTGATTTAAAGCTATTACTTACTGATGGAGGTCTACTCATAATTATGGTGTGTTAATGGATTCAAGTATTGAAAGAGTTACGTTAACAGAGTTATCATTTTGAGCTGAAACTATAAAAACGTCCTGTTCAGCTAATACAATTTTATTAATGGTTAAATTAACAGCATCGTTTGGTAAAATAGGTAATGCACTTACAATTGTATATTGCGAAGAAAAAACACCATCTGTGGATAATTTAACATTAACTGTTTGTACGGTGTTTGTTGTATTTGTAGCATATGCAGAAATTATAATACCTGCTCTTTCATCTGGGCAAACATAAATAGGCTGATCTGTTGTAGTAACAGCTTTAGAAATTCTTTTAAAGAAATTAAGCGGTATTTTTGTTGCCATATTTTGTATATTTATTCAAGTGAAAGAACTAGTGGGGTTACGAGAGTTAAAATTGCTCTTTTAAATGTATCGCCTTCAATAGTACCTGTTTCTTGTACAATTGTAAAATCATTACCAACTCGGAAATTGCCAGCTTGATTAGTTGATGTAAAGTAAACAACACCATCATTACTAAATACCGCTTCTAGGTCTGGATTTGATACACCGCCCCGGGCTGGTACTGCATTAGCAAGTGTTATACCTGAACCGATATATTCAAATGTGTGGGAAGAAGTTGTTATCGTACTTCTAATATAGAAGTTAACTCTTTCTCCAGCTGAATGTAATGTGTCAATGTCATTAGTTGCTGTTACTACATAGTTACTGCCGTCTAAGAAAGGATTACCCTCAACAATGTGAACAGTTGGATTAGATCCAATAGTGAAAACAAGACCATTATATGGCGCATTTGCAATTGTTGGAAACGTTGATCCAGGATACAATACAGTACCTCTTGTAGAAGCTGATGTAATTCTAATCTCATCAGTGTTTTGTATACTTGATGTTAGGGTTCCTGTTAGTATTGGAGCTAACGAATAACCACTAGCTACAAGGCCTGATAGACCAAAAGAACAGTTAGATGTATTAATAGAGCATGAACCGCCTGTTTCAGCATGAACACCTTCTGTACAACATATTGTAAAAATACTTACAAGTTGAGCATAACCATTATTTAAAATATGAATGCCTTTACCTCCTTGATTAAATTGTGTGAAGGAGTCAAGCACCATACTGCGTAAATAACCTTCTGCTAAAGAACCATCAACTCTCATACCACAACCTGTGTTAAGAGGTGCGGGCTGAACGTTTGGTCTAGTAGCAATTTTGAGTGCTAAATCTTTTACAAACTCATAAGCTGTTATAGTAGCAGCTCTTTGAGAGCCGTTCGTTACTTCAGGTGTACCATACGTCCAGTAGTAATTAGCGTTAAATCTTGCTTGTGTGTTATTACCGTTAACAATATCGGTACGTATAGCGCTTAATACATAACCAACATCGCGCTCACATTTAGCAATATCGTAATTAGGTAATAGATATTGGCCAACAGAACTTAATGCTCCTAAAAACCCGGTTGTTTCTTTCTTGATAAAAGCATCATTTGCTAAAAGAGCTGCAGCTGCAGTACTAGCACCAGATGTAGGTGTCCACGATCTTGCAGGTACCGCATTAGGCCCTATTGCCAAAATACCTATTAAACTATCCATTGCAATTTCAATATCAACACGAGCAGATGCCGGCCATGTAGGTGCCGCGGCAGGAATCCAAGGCTGTGTACTATATCTACCACTTGACAGTAATGTTGTAATTGAGCTTGAACCTTGTATATAAGGACTTGTAAATATTACTGGTCTTTTCCAGCCACCGGCTGGTGTTGTGAGAACATCCCCTACTGTTGATAAAGCGATTGAGGTTACTGCTGGTGCAGCTGTATAATTTGGAAATGCTACAGCAGCTGCTCCGCCTTGATGACCTCTAAAAGTAACACCCCAAACGTATGAGCTGTTATCAACCCAAAATATATCATAGAGAGGAAAGTTAGGTAAAATACTCACTCTGCGAAGGTTATCTCCAATTATAGATGTATTTGCTGCTACATAAATTGGATTGTCTTCTCTGTAATCCCCGCTACCTACAAAAATTGTAAATCTAACGTTCGGGTTATTGTTACTTGCAACACGAGCATTATGAGCAATTTGACAAGCTTTTTTAATTGTACGAAGAGGTTCAAAAATACTACGACCTGTATTATTATCATCCCCTGATACAGAAACGTATAAAGTATTAGCTACATTTTCACCAAACTTTAAATCTTTAAAATTTATATTAGTTGCTGTTAAATTTTCAAAAACAGCGTTTTGGGCAGAAAGATCTTTAAAAAAAGCGTTATTACCAGGGGTTAAAAAATCAGCTGAAAGTCTTTGAACACTTAAACCTACTGTAATAATATTATTAGCATTAAATATGTTTGTGGAGCTTAAGCTTTGTGTACTAATATTATTAGCGTTCGCTATGTTTGTAGTTCCTAAATTGGTAGCTGAAAGTTGTTGAGCACTAAGTTGACGAAACAGCGCCGGATTTTCAATCATTCTTGAATCAAGATAAGTAAGTGCCATATATAATATATTTAATTAAAAGAATAACTTTTCGTTTAGTATTAAACTGTGATACCCATATAAATAATCAATATGGCAAAAACCGGTATTAGGCTTTATTATAGTAATGGTGGACCAGAATCTATTACAAATATTAATTGCGGTAACAGTGAAAGAGATTTAGGTGGAACAGTTCGATTGACACCTTTTACTGGTTTAACAGCTTTTCAAGGCGGGGACAATAACTTAGAAGCTGTTACTGGTATCAGTAATTTAACAGCTTTAAAGTCATTTGAAATTACTGGTGTTAACGTAGTAGGTTTTGATGTATTAGAGCTTTCAAATAAACAGTTAGAGGTTTTAGATATAAAAGATAAAACAACAGTGTTTGGAAATCTTAGTAGTTTACCTCTTAGCAGTTTAAAAATTTTATCTTTAGGTGAACAATCAGTAAGTACTTTACCTACATATAGCCATCCATTTTTATATGTAAATCAAAAGTATATTAATCCAAATGTTAAAAGCAGTCAATTTCGCACACATACTCAATCTAATGCAGGTAAGGTACAATTAACAGGTAATATACAAACTCTATCATCTACAAGTTTAACTCACCTATATGTATGGTCTTTAAGTTCTATAACTGGTAATGTTTTAAATTTAAACACCAACTTACCTAATTTAAGCTCCCTTTCTTTGAAAGGGCCCAATGTAACTGTGTTCGGGCCAATTTCAGGTTTACCAAATTCATTAAGAGAATTAGAACTTCACGGATTTAATACAGTTGGGGGAGAATTGAGTACCATACCTGCAAATATAAAATATTTTAATATTTGGGGTCTAAATCAATTATCAGGAGATATAGCCAGTATACCAAACAGTATTGAACATTTTATATGTGCTCATAGTGGTTCTAATCTTTATGGAAACATCAGTGCTCTATCAGCAAAACCTAATTTAAAATATTTTGAATATGCAAACAGTAGTAGTAATCAACCGGATAAAATAATAGGTAATATAGAGTCTATAGGTTCAACATTAACCGGGTTTGCGCTTATAGGAACTACAAATAAATTTACAGTGACTAGTAATATAAGTGGTATACCTTCAACTCTGCAATATTTAGAAGTGGGTACCGGTAATGTCGGTGGACTGGTAGGTAATATAGCAAATATACCTTCTAATTCTCAACTTTCTTATTTAGATGTTCAAGATGATACAAGTGTCATTGGCGATATTTCAAAATTACCGTCTAATTTAGTTTGGTTAAGAATGACAGGGACTAATCAACTTTCCGGTAATATTGCAAATATTCCGAATTTATCTGCATATTATAACATAACAGTTTACGGTAATAATAAAATATCGGGTAATATAGAGAGTTTTAAAAACTGTAATAACTTGAGTATTGGTCCTAGTGAAATTACCGAGTGGGGTATTAATATTAGAGGTAACAACACTTTAACTGGTAGTTTGTCATCATTAAAAAATCTTTCAAATTTAAAAGTATTTCAAACTATAAGTGAGTTTACAAATGTTAGTGGTGATATTAGTGATTTGCCACCTAATATGTTGAATTTTGTATTGAGTAATAATAACCCATCACCGAATACCCTTACTGGTGACGTTAAAAACTTACCACCTAGTATAAGACAATTTCAACAAAGAAGTGGTGGATCAATTACCGGAGATGTTGGCACTATTCCATCAACATGTACATCATTTATTTGTCGGGAATCGGGTTTTGCTCCCGGCTCAACAGGACAAAGTTTTAATACTTTATATGGTGATATTAAGGGGTTACCACGCAATATGACTAATTTTACTGTTTATTCGGATTCAAGTGACCCTACAAAAATAATAACCGGAGATATAAAAGATTTGCCTCGAACTTTAACAAATTTTCGATGTGTACATTATAAAAACTATTATACATTATACGGAGATATTAAAGATTTGCCAACTTCTTTAGATTACATTGATGTTCGTGATTATAATACAATATCAGGTCATCTTAGCAGCTTAAAAGCCGCAAATAGTCCACTTAGAATTTTTTATGTTTTAGGTAATAACACTATAACTGGAGATACAAGCTTTCTACCGATACCAGCAAGTACATCGGCAGGTTATTTAAATATTCAAGGTAATAATACTATCAGTGGAAGCTTATCATCAATTCCTCCTCAAGTGGATTGGGTACAAATAAAAGGTCCATATAGTGGTGTTAACAAATATTATGATGGTACGGAAGGCCGTGGTTACTTTAAACGAACATGGAGAAACCCGATGAGAACAGTAGAGGTTGAGCCTGGATTGAGTTCATTACCGTTACCTCAAGAACATCTTGTAACATTATTAGTCGATTTAACGGGTGTTAATTGGGGTATTTCTGGAGGTTCATCTGAAGGCATAAAAGCTAACATAAACTGTGAAGCTGTATTTACGAGTTTATATCCTGAAGTAACTAGTGCAATACAGAGAAATTTAGCTAACGGGTGTCCGGCAATCACTATAAACGGCCCCATAACAGCTACACCTACATTTTATAGAAACTTTGCAAGATACAAAACCCTTAATCACGGTGGTGCATTATCAGGTGCATCAATAACATTTACCCGAGCTTCAAGTGCAACTTATTTTGATGAAAACGGTGTAATGCAAATCGCTGACATCGATCAGCCAAGATTTGATCATGATTCAGTTACAAAAGAAATTAAAGGTTTATTAATAGAAGAAACAAGAAATAATTTTTATTCTTATTCAAAAGATTTTGATCCTTCTGCTTGGTTACGTACAGCTGTTAATGCTAGTACTGAAACAAGCACTACCTCTACATTTACAAGCGGGGTAGCAATAGCACCGGACGGAACACAAACAGCAGGGTTGTTTCACCCTCTTAGTCTTTCTTCTGTAGTGCCTAGAATTCGAAGACTCCCTACAACTATGCTATCAGCGTCAGGCACATATACTTTTTCAGTTTTTGCTAAAGCAG